CGTCCCAAGTCTCCCCGAACGTCTTTGAGCCAGCGATCGGGAGCATGATCCCGTTCTCGCCAGTGTGTTGCTGGAAGGTCGCCTGCGCTCTCATGCTGTCACTTACAGAGCCGCCAGAGAATTGCAGAGTCAGCTGGACGTTCTGCGCCGGAAGTGGAGCGGTTTTCCAGACGAACTCGATATAATTGTAATTTGAAACTACCACGTGATTTACCGAGGTGTTGGTATTAATGTTAGTGATCGTCGCGCCGATAGCAGGGTTGAGGTTGAATCCGCCTCCAGGCTTTGGCGTCGATGCGTTTATCCACGAGATCCTGATCTTGGTAAAGAAGCTTGGCACGCCCTCGTCGATCAACTGACTGATGACCGCCTTCGCGGGATACCACTGCTCGGCACCATCCTGAGCCTTCAAAATCCGCCGCGCCCGGATGCTGACCGGCTTCAAATATGGATTATTTCCCCAATAGAATCCTTTGAAAACCATCGACATGACGCCGCGATATGCTGGTATCGACGGGTTGATCTTGTCCAGCAGATAGCTGTTCTTTGTCTGCGCCGGCTCCCCCATGAGGATATCTACGTCACCGCCGACGCCGCCCTCGCGCTCCTCGCCGCCAAAGAGTTCCGGAGCGTTGATGGTGATCGACCCACCGGCGGCTTCGCCCTCCCAGCAGATCCGCTCGTCAACGCTCACCCGGCTGATAAAGTCGACCGGGCCGTGGCAGAATACAGCGTGCAGCCCGACATTATACTTATATCCGATTGTTTGCTTTCCGCCTTTACCGAGACTCACGTGCCACCTCACAGACCTTTATCGCCATGGCGTCCCCGGTCGCCTCCAGGTCAGCGGCCGGGATCCCTCCCTGCAGGAAGTTGCTAAAGCTGAGGCCGTGGCGCTGAAAGAACGCCCGGGCCCCACTTGAACACATCTTGGCAGCGCGCAGATCGCGCATTGTGATCATCAGTGGCTCGCTCATTTCTTGCCGCCCTTCGCCTTGATGGCCACCACCTTGAGATCACCCCACCAGACTACATTCGGACCAGCAAGATCACGGGTGCCAAACAGGACGAAGATCTCCTTGCCAACCTCAACCGTCGGGGCGGTGACGTTTCCGGTCGCCGCAGATTGAATCTTTGGCTTCGGGAGAGCAAACGCGATGACAAGCGAAACGACAAAGACTGCAAGAAGCCACCACATCAGACCTTAATCCCTAAACAATTGATTGACCCCCCATCGGGTTCTTGGTCGGTATATAGTCGAATCCGCCATAGTTGTCGTCATTCGAAAATTTGTTCTCGCAGGTGGAGTAGGACTTGTCGCACCCGGGATAGAGTGTGACCGCCAGCCCCGCGCCCGTCGAGGCCCACGCGGCCGCGAGGTTTCCGGAGATGCGGTTCATCGTCAGGGCCGATCCGACGTGCGCAGAAACGTAGGAGAAGGTCCCGTCAGGCGAGGCCAGCATTCCGCCGGCAAAATATCCGTCGGCAAAGCCCGCAGCAGCCGCGCTCGTCACCGTCACGCCGCTGATCGCCGAGACGGTCGCCGCCTCGGCAAAGTCTGCAGGAAGCACCCCACAGCCACGGCCGTAAAGGGCATGCCTGCAGGCTTTCTGGAACTTTGCCCGGAGACCTGGTCGACGCATTGAGGTGTAGATGCTCTCAAAAACCAGCTTCAGGTGATCATCCTCCGGCACCGTTGTGGTGAGCCGGCCTTTCCAGATTACGCTTGTGGCGGCGCTGCGTTTGCTGAAAATTGTCAGCGAGGTGATGGACTCCGCCCACGAGGTCAGGAGCGCCTGCGCCAGCGGGTGATCAAGCGCAATGCGCACCTCCATACTCGCCTTCGACAGTTCCGCCTTGCTGGTCACGCTGCCGCGACCGATCGCGGTCGGCAGGTAATCCTCCGTCTCGTGGGTTTGCGTCTTTGACGCGCTGGTCATCAGGTAGGTGGTACCGTCAGAAATGACCTTGAAGAGATCGACTGAGCGACTCATGGTGTGATCTCCAAAGTGGGGACCGCACACTCGACAGCGGTGCCTCCCAGATACCCGATCTCGGCGCGGTCAGAGCTCAGCCGCTTGAAACCCAGGAAGCAGATCCGCTTGATCGTTGAGGCGTCGATGCCGCCGAGACTGGAGCTCAAGGTCAGCTGCAACTCGCCGCCACCCAGAAATGTAGTGTTCGTCACCGCCCGGAGGAGCCAAGACCCGGCCGTGGTCTCAAATGCCAAATTGGAGCGGTCGCCGGCATAGGTGTCGTATTCATCACGCTCGACCGAAATGGCGCTCGTGATTGCTCCTGAATCCATAACCTTCAGGTCGGCCTCAAATGAGGGCTGCCAGAAGCCGACGGAGCGCCCTTTACGGCGATGCAGGAACTCTCTGATTGCCCACGCCTCGGCGGCGTCCTCGGCTATCATGCGGTGAACCCGCGCGGGTTTGATGTAATTCCATGGCGACATGTAGCTGACCGGGCCGAGCTGTTCATCGAACACATCGAACCTCGCCTCCAACTGCTCGACCAGACCGCCGCCTGACAGCATCCCGGGATCGAGATAAACGTCTTCCGAGAGGTACTGATCGGGAGCCGCGACCGTGAGCTCCTCCACGTCCTCGACCGAGAATGTCAGGTCGACGATCGAATTTGCGCCATCGAAGTCCCGCTTCGGTGACCGGGAGATATATCCGATCCGCACCGGCGTCAGCCATGCGTTTGAAAAGGCTTCGGTCACGTCCGTCAGGTTCAGGACGGTGTGACTGGCAACGCTGGTCATCTGCAGGATCTGGAAATGCGTCGGCGACTGCCAGAGCATCACGAGACTGCCAGCGCGGAACTCCGAATAACGCGTTTCGCAGGTAATGGTTGATGCGCCTGCCGTGATGGCTCCAACGTTTTGAACCTGCGGCCAGACCGGGATATTCCACTGCAGGGACCGCGCGCCATAAAGCATATTATTGACCGAGCGGACCATGGCGGGAGGCACAAAATACCTGTAGCCGAACTCCTGCGTGGGGGCGTCGCGCATCTCGGTGCGCTCCTCCGATCCGTCCTCGGAGACAAGTACGTCGGTGAGCCATTCCACATTTTCCCGGGCGTCGGGACGCGGCCAAAGCGGAAAGGTCTGGTCTGCCATCTTATCCCTGCGCGGCCCGAGCGATTACTTCGGGGTTCTTGTTCACCATGTTGACGAATACTTGCTCGCCTTCTGGCGTAGCAAAAAACGCCTCGACCTGCTTGGGATCTGTTACGTTGATAATTCTCAGGTTGACCTCCGGCGTTGCGCCGTTCGCCATAACCAATTGGGGCGCTCCGGACGATGCAGGCCGTCCGGTTGTTTCAGTCGTGCGGGTTTCGGAACGATTGAATTTCCCCTCGTCATTGTCATTCCGGGCAACGAGTCCGCCCTCGGCAAAGCGCATAGGATCCCGGCCGGAGTTGATCGCTTCCAGAAGCCCCAGATATTTTGACGTCGAGCGGGCATTGACGACATATTCACCGTCCGAGAGGTTTGCCGGGATGCTGTCAGACCTTCCTGTGCCCGGGCCCTGGACATAGCCGCCGTCAGCCAGCTGCAGGGCGACCGAGCGTATGTTGGAGATGATGGACGCTGCCTGTGCAGCAACAGCCGCTGCTGCCGCCAGATTGGCAGGAAAGGGCAGCGAGAGAGCGTTGGCGATGCCCTGCTGGATCTTGATGATGCTGTCGGCGATCGCAAACGCCTTTGCAGCAATGAACATGCCCCGATAGACGGCGCTCTGCTCTCCGGCCAGATCCTTGGCGATGCTGGCGAGGCTTTCTGCCGTCGACTGCGCCGCGTTGATCGCGATGCTTTGCTCTGCGACCTGTAGCGCTCTGATCTGGCGGATCGAATCCTCCTCGATCGCCACTTTGCGCGCATTAAATTCTTCCCTCGAAAGAAGCTCCAGATCAAAGCCCTCTTGGATAATGCGCAGTCGTTCGTCCTGCTGTAGCTGGATCTGGTTGAGGCTATCGTCCATGGCGAACTGACCGCCCAGTTCCTGGTCGAGCGATCCCAGACCTTTCACCAGACCAATGTCAGATCGTGCAAGGCGCTGGTCGGCTTCGGAAAGACCGCCGCTGGCGCCGCTGGCGCCCTCAAGCACAGATACGGACGCCGTGAGTTTCTGAATAGCTTCCAGCTGGCGAATCGCAGTGTCGCGCCGACCGTTCAGGCGGTCATAGATATTCTTCTGGTCCGTCAGCGCGATGTTTTCATCAATCAGGCCGGTGATGCGATCCGCCTCTGGTTCATTTAAGGCGCGCCCGAGCTCGGCCTCCTTCTCCAGCAGCGCATTGCGCGCCTCGTGGCCGGGCATCACGTCAAGCAACTTCTGATTCTCAAGTTCCAGCTGATCGGTGTAAGCTCGCAGGAACGCTATATCGCGCGCAGCCTCCACCGAATCGATGCGCGCTTTTGCCATTTTGGTTTCGGTCTCAGTCAGTTTGCGGCCCAGCTGATCCTGCAGAGCGAAAAGCTGGGCACGCTTTCCTGCCTCTCTGTTCGAGAGTCCGAGCAGTTCGATCTCCTCAAGTGTTGCGGAGTTGAAATCCAATAGCACATCTGTCTGCCGCTTGATCTCGTCTGCCGCCTGATTTGCAAGGCGCGCCGCGTCCTTCTGGGCCTGAGTCTTTTTGCCCGCGGCCTCCTCACTGAGAGAGCCGGGCGCGTCGGGCAGCAATGGCTCCTCTGGTTTAGGAGTGTCAAACGAGGACTCCGGCAGCAGCTTGAGAATTCTTATGCTTTCAGTCAGTTGAGCGATTTCAGTATTGATTCCAGCTATCGACTCGGCCCGTTCATCAAGCGTCGGTCCAAATCCCAAAGCCCCGGACAATCTCTGAATGCCGCTAATATCAAGGTCCAGGCCGAG